TAAAGCTCTTGCAGGCCAGACAACTGCGCTTATCAAATTAGACCCATCGCTTAAGGGCGTGATTGACTCGTCCTCGAGCGCTGACGAGATCATGCAGGCGCTTAACAATTCGGTGGGCGGCGCTGCTGAGACCTTCGCCAATAGTGCTGAGGGCGGTCTAAAGAACTTCGGCATCCAAATGGACGAACTGAAGGAGAGCATTGGCGCGGCGTTTATTCCTGTCATGGAGAAACTGCTGCCACTAGTCCTAAACTTCACCACATTCCTTCAAGACAACACCAAGGCACTGCTCATTGTGATTGGCGCTATCGCAGCGATGACAGCAGCCATAGTGACCGCTAACATCGCCATGAAGGCTTACAACGCTTTACAGATCGTCATTACGGCAGCCAACGCTGTGCTAGCAGGATCATTCACCACGGTCTCGCTATCGGCTGGTGTGCTGGCTAAAGGCTTAGGGGTAGTAATGATTACCCTTGCCGCGCTTTACGAGCTGTACCGCGAAGGCCCTCGAGCGATCGCCGAGTTTATGCTGCCGTTTAAGCAGTTTGCTGTTGGCGTGTACAACTCGGTCAAGGTAGTTGCCAACGGTATAAACCAAATTATTAACGCCGCGATCATTGGACTGAACCAACTGATTAACGCGCTCAATGTGATACCGGGTGTCAGCATTGACTTAATACCGCTAGTCCCAATGCTTGATTACACAGCACTGCCAGAACTAGACACGCCAGCTGCTCGAGGCTCAGGCTTCGCGCGTGAAGGCGGCACAGGCTCTATTGGCTCAAGCCCTATGGCAATGATCGAGTCTGCGCTAGTAGCACCAACATCATCTGCTGGCGGTGGCGGTGGTAAAGCCTCAAGCGTCCTAGACCTAAGCAAGAACTATGCAGGCAACATGGGCGGCAACTACGGCATCACAGGCAACGCAGCAGACTTCTCCAGCCTCTTCGATCAGTTCATGGTTGAGCGCGGCACACCGATCACAGTCAATGTCAACGGCGGTCTAGCCACATCAGCAGACATCGGGCGCGCTGTAGTGAACAGCATTAAAGCCATGAACCGAGTGGACGGCCCAGCACAAATACAGGTCGCCTAATGGCTACCACGATCGTCCAGTCAGGGTCTTACGATCTCAAGATTGCTACGGGCTTCCTCATTGACGCGTTTACGCTCGACGACCCAGTGAAGGGCTTGCTGGACTCTACTGAGTTCGTGCTGGACGGTACGACAGAGTTTGCTTCCGTAATTGACGGTGCTACAGGCATTAGCGTGTTCCGTGGACGCAGAGACATAGGCGACCAGTTTACTGCTGGCACAATGAGCTTCGATCTAAACGACACATTCACAGGCGGTATCTTTAACCCGTTCGATACACAGTCACCGTATTACGACACTGCTCAGGCTGTGCCGGGTCTAGCCCCTATGCGCAAGGTCGTGCTCAGCCGTGAAGGCGAGGAACTGTTCAACGGCTACATCGTTGACTACTCGTATAACTTCAATTTGGGCGGTCTTGATACCGTCAGTGTTGCTTGCGCTGATGACTTCTATCTGCTCAGCCAGACCTACCTAAACGAATGGAATGTTGACGAACAACTTGCCAGCGCTCGACTAGTTGAGCTGCTAGCACTTCCTGAGGTAAACGCGTTTCAATTGCCAGGGGAACAGAACATTGAGACCTCGACGATCACCCTCGGCGGCGCATCCGCCTACACCGTCCCGAACGGCACATCGGTCGCTGCGTACACAGCCAAAATTAACGAGTCTGTACAGGGACGCATCTTTATTGCCCGTGACGGCGTGTTTACATTCCAAGACCGCATCGGCAACACGCTCTCAGCATCGGTAGCAGACTTCCACGATGACGGCACAAACATCCCTTACGACAATGTGGGCATCTCGTTTGAGGCTAATCAGGTAATTAACAGAGCATCAGTAACCCACGCTGGGGCAACAGTCCCAGAAATCGCCGAGGACTTGACCTCGCAGGCCACCTACTTTATTCAGACCACAGCCATCGGTGACGCTCTAGTCCACGACAACACGGCAGCCCTAGCCCTTGCCGAGTACCTACTTGTAGGCCAGCCAGAGGCGCGCTACACCAATGTGTCCACCCTGTTTGCGTCGCTGACCGATGCCCAGCGCGACACTGTGGCAGTCCTCGAGATCGGCAACACCGTCACCATTGAAAAGTCATTTACCAGCGGCAACACGATCACATCTTTGGCACAAGAACTGGCGATCGAGGGCATACAGCATGAGATTGACCTGTCTACAGGCCACAGGATCACCCTATTCACATCGCCCACAACGCTCGTGTTTGAGCTGATCTTGGACGATCTCGTATATGGCACACTCGACACAGAAAATGTCTTAGGATAAGGAGCACTTATGGCAATACAAGATTTCGTAGCAGGGCAAGTATTAACAGCAGCCCAAATGGACTCGTTGCAAGCCAACGACTACAACTGGACTGTCAGCAACAAAACAGCGTCCTACACTCTTGTAGCAGCAGACAAAGGCACTCGAGTAGTAATGAGCAATGCCGGGGCAACCACGATCACGGTAAACACTTCGCTGTTTGCAGCTGGTGACACACTCTTTATTCAGAACATTGGTGCTGGCACTTGCACGATTACGGCTGGCACAGCAACGGTCACGACCGCTGGCTCTTTAGCGTTGGCACAATGGGGGGGTGGCACGCTTTATTTTACTAGTGCTAGTGCTGCTATTTTTTTTAGCGGTGGCGGTGTCGGTTATGGAACAGCAACGGGCGGTAGTTCGTCGAGTATTACGGTTGGCGGCGTAGCGTACACGCTGCTTACTTTTACAAGTGACAGCACCTTGACTGTCACAAAAGATGGGCTTTTTGATTGCACGATCATTGGCGGCGGAGGTGCAGGAACAACTGGTTTATCAACTACTAACGGCGGTGGTGCTGGTGCTGGCGGTTTAATTCAAACCACAATTTATTTGACCGCGACAACTCACGCAGTAGACATTGGTGCTGGCGCAGCGGCTGGTGTAAACAATGCACAAACAGGTTTTTCTTCAAGTATTGGCACAGCACTAATTGTCCCTGGTGGTGGTGCTGGCGGCTATACCTACGGTCAGGGCGGTTTTTCGTTAGGTACTAACGGAGCTTCTGGCGGCGGTGGATCATCTTTTGTGCAGGGTTATACAGCAGGTTTTGGTCAAACTGGTTTGGGTAAAGATGGCGGAACAGGAACTAACAGCGGAAGCGGTGGCGCTGCTGGCGGAGGCGGAGGATCGGCAGCAGTCGGTGCAAACGGTGCAGGAACAACTGGCGGCAATGGTGGAGCAGGAACAGATATTGGGACTTGGTTAGGTGCTGGCTCGACCTTTGTAGCCGCTGGCGGTGGCGGTGGAGGCGCAACGGGAGGAACAGGCGGCAGTTCAATCGGTGGCAACGGTGGCTCAACGGGAGCAAAAAATGGCACTGCTGGCGCGGCGAACACAGGATCAGGTGGTGGTGGGCCATGTGATACAGGAACAGGCGCTGCTGGCGGCAGCGGCGTAATTTATGTGAGGTTTAAGTCATGACAAACCATCAGTATTTTGCACAAATAGACGACAACAATGTTGTCACGCATGTTGCTGTGGTGCACCAAGATTTTTTGGAAGCAAACCCTGAGCGTTACCCAGGCACATGGGTAGAAACATTTTTTGATGTTGAGGGCAAAACTTACGCTGGCATTGGTTACACCTATGACCCTGTAACAAAAGATTTTACAGCGCCACCACACCCACCAATACCTGAGGCATAATGCGATGGGCGAAATACGCGGCGCTGCTCTTTATGGTTGCAGTAGTGGCGGCGGTGCTTAATGGATGCAGCAGCACAAGAGTCAACATCGAACCAAATAGGTGCTTTACGCGGACGGCTTGCGATGTCGCCAGAGGATAAACACGCACGACTAATCCTGATTGTTGGCATCACACTCTCGATCAGCTTTGCCGCGATCGTGCTCGGCTTTGTTTACGGCCTACTGTTTGTCAATCAGCCGCTTGAGCAAGCCCCCAACGACGCAGCTTTTATAGACCTACTCTCCACCGTTGTCGTGTTCCTCACAGGATCACTCGGCGGCCTATTAGCATCTAACGGAATGAAAAAAGCCAAACAGACAGGGGCAACAAATGAAAGCCAGTGATAAAGCAATGATCTCGACCTACATCAACAGTGCCATTGCAGCAGCAGTCGCGCTCTACATGTCAGGCAACACCGATCCCAACGACCTACTTGGTGCAGCCATCGCAGCTGTAGCACCACTTTTCATCGGCTATGTCAACCCGAAAAACAAAGCTTATGGCATCGGCAAAAACCCCGAAGCCTAAAGCACCGACGCTCACTGTCGTCCCAGACAAACTCGAGCGCCACTATCACAAGTTGGTTATGCCGTCAACGCTTCAGCATGTAACCCCGGGTGAATTACCAGCAGGCCTGCTTGTCGATGTCAAGCCATACGGCAAATTGCACCCTTTAGCAGCTGATGCTTACATGGCGTTACGCGATGCAGCCTTCGCTGCTGGTGTTAAGACCTTTAAGCCCACATCGGCAGCCGACTGTTATCGCAGTATTTCAACACAAACCACAGGCTTTCTTGCGCGCTATCAGACTCAGCCGATTGCAGGCGCATCGACGCGAGTGTGGAAAAGCAACACTTACTACCTCAAGCCCAACTGTGCGCCGATGGCTGCACCCGGCACGAGCCGCCACAATTTAGGGCTGGCAGTTGACATAAGTGACGCATCAGAGACAGGGCGCATGCAATTTATGCTCAAAAACATTCAGGCCTACGGCTTTACATGGGAAGTGCAATCCGAGCCATGGCACATTTTTTACTATGTCGGCGACCGTGTTCCAGCCCTTGTGCAGCAATGGAAACAGACTAAATCCTTGCTTTAGTCACACCCATTGCCTAGGGTCGATGTACCGACGGAAGGCAAGCGAAAACCATGGACGCAAAGACCTACATCTACGAGGTGTACACCTCACATTTAGATAGCGGTCAGCAAGTCATGGTGCAGATATTTCGTGATCCACTCGACGGCAGGACGCTGCACTCGCAGCTCGCATTCAAGGACGCCGCAGGCAGCT